GAGATCGTGGGTTCAAATCCCACTTCCGCAACCAGAATTATTGACTTGAAACACTGTCGTTTTTTGTCATAGAATATATTTTTAATCAACTGAGGAAAGTATGAAGCCTTTTAACCGTTTTGACATGGAACAGCAAATCATGAACTGCTGGAACATCTGTGAGGATTTGGACACCCTAATGGAAGGTGTGTTGGAACGTGACATGAGTCAAGATCGGATCACTAATGCCCTACTAGGCATGAAGGAACTGTACCAACTCAAGTTTGAAACGTTGTGGGAAAGTTTTGAGGCCATGACCAGTGAAGCACATCAAGCCAAGCAGTACCACTATGCCTACACCAACTATGTCCCTGCCGACGACAACATGAATACCACTACTGCTCGTGGGGAGTATCTGTCCGATGAAGGTAATTGAACTTATCCAAGTCTTGGAGTCCCTAGACCCTGAAATGAGGGTATTGGTACCTGGCTATGAGGGCGGCTACGACGATGTAGACGGAGTATTACAGCCACGTACATTTGTAGAAAAAGTTAACTGCGCTTGGTACTATGGCCCTCACGAACTGGACAATGAATTCTTAGACCAAGAACAACACAGTTCTAAGCCACGGTTTAGAGCAGTAACAATTCACTGAATATCAGATAACCTGACCACTCAGACCAAATTTTTGTCTTGATTTAGGTTTGCCCTTGAGTTATAATAATAACTCAAAAGGAAGAAAAACATGAAAGTCAAGATACCAAAACAACAGCCGCGCAATCCTTTTGTAGCGGCTGTTCTTTTTCGTAAAGCCGGTCGTCATACAAAATCGAACAAGCAGATTAGATCAGCCCTTCGTAGTAATAAATTGGTGGAATAATATGGATGCAATTGCTCAAGTTAGTGGCCCAGTAGAACTCCTCCCTGCGTATGGCAGAGTTTATCTGACGTCAGAAGATGCGGTAAAGGACTGGATGGCCGGTCGTGACTTCAAGATTATCAACGGACCGTATTGCAGCGTTAGGGACTCCATCAATTTGCGACTTGACTACAGTTCAGTGTGGATCTGTTGGAACAGAGTTGATACTGTCCGAGTAATGTAAGGGATTTTTCCTGCCAATGCCGGTTAGCTCAGCGGTAGAGCATTCGCTTGATAAGCGAAGGGTCAGTGATTCGAAACCACTACTGGCAACCAGGTTTGAGTAGAGGTGGTAACCAATCCACTGAACCTATAAGACTACTACTGGTGACTAGGATGCCTCACTAGCGTAACGGTATGGACTGGATAGTGTAACCAGCCTGTAGTAGTACTCTACTCTCCATAAGTTACCACACAAATGTATCGCCATGTACTAGAGGGAGAATGCACTGTAATGCAGAAGATCATTTTAATGTGTGGTAACTTATGGGTCTGTAGCTTAATGGTAAAGAAACGAGCTTATACCTCGTCAAGCAGCGGCCAGATAAGCCGCCGTTGGGGGTTCAAGTCCCTCCAGACCTACCAAACACAGGCTGTTAGCTCAGGGGTGAGAGCAGGGTACTCATAATGCCTTGGTCGTTGGTTCGAAACCAACACAGCCTACCAAACAAGGAAGTATTGTGGACAAAGAAATTGCAAACAAGTTAAACGAAATTAGTGACTTGTTTAACCAAGCTATGACTGAGATAGAACAAGAGCAAGAAGCCTACTGGAATTCATTGACCAAAGATGACCAATTAAAGGCGTTTTGTGCGGTGGTGCGTCGCATCCACAAGGGTGATATTGAAGACAAGGGTAGCTATCGCTATGTATTGTACCAAGTCTTTGATTTTGGACCTGAAAGCTATGTACAAGCACAAATGGCTGGCTATCTAGCACTCCACAACTGTATCTTTGATAGCGAACATGAGCGTGACACCTTGAAGGCTTTTGCAGCCCAAGTTGGAGTGGAAAATCCTGACCAAGCTGTTCACGATTTTTACCGTGGCAGACTATAAGGAGAACAAAATGCCATGCTACAAGTGTAGTAACGACAAGTATAAGTACGGAGAGCGTGGACGTTGTCAGTTTGACACGCTCGCTAGCTGTGAAGCGGCAGAGCGTGCCGTACATGCTCGCCAAGCCAAGGGTGTTGTAATGAAAGCAGAATATTTTCAGGAGCCACCTGAAGACTGTGAAAAAACTTATATTGAAAAGTCACAGTCAAAGCCGTATAATGATTAGATGACGAAACGATACCAGATAACAGCGATAATTTATGACAAGCGTGGTAGAGTGATGAGTGTGGGTAAGAACAGTTATGTTAAAACTCACCCACTTCAAGCAGCCCACGCTAAACGGGCCGGGGAACCATACAGACAGTTTCTTCATGCGGAGATTCATGCTATATCATTGTGCCGTGACTTGACAAAAGCACACAGTATGAAGATATTCCGATTCTTGGAGGATGGTTCCCCGGCCTTAGCTCGTCCTTGTCCGGTATGTGAAAGTGCCATAAGGGCATCTGGTATTCAGATCGTAGACCATACATAATTCCTTGATAGCTCAGAGGTAGAGCAGCAGACTGTTAATCTGTTGGTCCGTGGGTTCGAATCCCACACTCACTGCCGTTATTTAATGGATAGTACCATGATATATAGTTCTAGTAATAATAATAATGAGTCAAAACAAAATGTATTGATTTTAGACGACAAATCAGACGTTAAAAAATTACTAAGGCTAAAGCGTACTGGTACTGTTGTATTAAAACAAAAAGATGGGTTTCCTGTCACCGCAAAGTTGTACGACGTAAGTACTGTTAGTGTTAGAGCATACATAGAACTACAGATGCCTCTAGGCAAGGATTACTACCTAGAGGCAAAAGTTTATTATAATGGTCAACACTATACTTTTTCTTGTATTACTACCTGCTCTGCTTGCAGTCTTAATGGCAGAGGGTTTTTAGCCGAGTTCGTGTTTAAATCAAAAGATCAGAACTTGACGGAAACCTTGACAACTATTACGAAAGTTTTATATGGATCTAATTAATATTTTTGACGATATTTTAGACAGCTGGTTAATCTGGGACTTTGACAGTCATGGATTTGTGACACTAACACAAACCTGACCCTAAAACTTTAGTAATTCTTGACTTGAATGGCCCAACTGTTTGGATTATAATATACGTATAATCCAAGCCGCTTGGGTAAAATAATATGATAAAACCACACTTTACTAATACTAGCAATCCCATTGATTTTCCTCAACTGGCTTGGCCTATCACAAAACGCAAAAGACCCATGATTGACGTTCAGACCATTCAAGGTATGATGATTGACCACAACATTCGTATTTGTCATGGCTACAACCCCTATGACAATCGTGGTGGTGTTACCATTGCCTATCGCAAGTGTAGTACCTGGAGCAATACTCGTATGGTTGAAGTCTCTCTGGCCTACTGTTCACCCAAAGACAGCTTCAACAAGAAGATTGGTGTACAACTAGCAGTAGATCGTTTTGTCAATGGTAATACCGTCATGGTTCCTGTTCGTTATGGACATGATGATACCATTGTAGGCAATCTACTAGCAATGTTCTATCACGACATCATTGCATGATGTACGCCCCTGTGGTGGAATTGGTACAAAAAATTTTAATTTGACATTTTTCTCCCTTTATTATATAATGTAATTTTGGGAGACACAAATGACAATAGCAGAATTAATAATAACTAAAAATAATTTACCGCTTATCTGGAAGAAGAAACACGGTAATTCTCCAGAAATAACCACTAAGTCTTTTATAAATGTCCTAATACACTCGGACTCTACTCTAGAGGTGTCTGAGCTATTAGGTATAGGCGAACAAACAGTAAACAGAAGTATTGTTAAACAACTAAGACCGATATTTGGCAAATTGAACGGCGGAAATGAAACTTGGAAGTATATCCTTCTGAATTCAATAGGATATAAGCAATGCCATACGTGTACCGAGATAAAGCCGTATTCAAAATTTGGTAATGATAAATACACACCTGATGGTAAATACCATAAATGCAGGTATTGTAGATCGTTTGATAATACATCGCTATATCAAGCCAGAAAGTTGAGAATACCTAGCTGGCATACCAAAGAAAAAACTAAGATAGCTGAATTTTACGATAACTGTCCAGAAGGGTATCATGTAGACCACGTAATACCGCTACAGGGCGCAAATGTTTCTGGATTACATACCCTGAATAATTTGCAGTATCTACCCGCTAAGGACAATTTCCTAAAAGGGAACTCATTTGATATTATGGGGGATTGGTGAAATTGGCAAACACATCTGTCTTAAGATCAGACGCTTCGGCTTGAGAGTTCGAGTCTCTCATCCCCTACCAACACAAGCCACAGCAGAACTTGCTGTGGCTTTTTCACTTTTAATTTTAACCACAAGAGAGAATAATGGAACTATTTTTTGGTGCTGTAGATTTTGAAGAGTTTGACAACGTTGATCCAGGCGATACGTTCAAACACGGCGGCAATCACTACTGGTACCGTGCTGTGATTGACAACGATCAGATCTGCTTTTATGACACCTGCGGTCGTCACTTTCCTATCGCCTTGGAAAATGCTCACGAAGCAGATATGGCACTTTTTGCTGCCCGCAAGATCCACAACATGGCCATCGAGTGTGAAAAGGTTCGTGAACGAACCATGAATGAAGTTAGTCAACTCGTCGAGTTTTTTGACAAGGTAGAAGGTCATTGAATACTGTAAAATTGGTAGGGGTCACAGAAAGCAAGATCCCAGAAGTCCCAACTGTCAACGACATGTTGGCCTATATTGCTCGTGTTAGCAATCCCTCAAACCAGCTCAACCAATCAACCGCGCCAAAGCTGCTTAAGTATCTGGTGAAGCATCAACACTGGAGTCCATTTGAAATGGCTCACATGGTTGTTGAGATCAATACGACCCGAGACATTGCTCGCCAGATCTTACGTCATCGCAGTTTCTCTTTCCAAGAGTTTAGCCAGCGATATGCCCGTGCAGACGATTTAGGCTTTGAAGTACGCGAAGCACGGCTGCAAGACGAAAAGAATCGTCAAGCCAGCTTGGAGACAGACGACAAAGAGTTAGCAGAAGTCTGGGAAGCCCAGCAACAGGATGTATTACGGGTAGTAAGGCGTGCATATACTTGGGCATTAACAAAAGGTATTGCTAAAGAGCAAGCCAGAGCAGTATTGCCCGAAGGCCTAACACACAGCCGTTTATACATGGCAGGCAGCGTTCGTAGCTGGATTCACTACTGTTTGTTGAGGGTAGACATGGCTACACAAAAAGAACACCGTGACGTAGCACAGAAGTGCCTGGATGTATTGCTGAGTCAATTTCCAGCACTAAAAGACGTGTTAAACAATGAAATTCCACAACAGTGAATTCAATCCACTAGTCAAAGTACTAGAATTGTTTCAAGATGACAGCGACTGCCTGACCCTAGAATCTCTACAGGCTTTTACAAGCCTACTCCACTACGGTGGAATCACATGCGAAGGTACAGACGAGGCAGTCAGCTGTATAGCCGTTCTAGAAGAACTGGGCCTGGTCACAGTCACTGAAGTAACAACAGACAACAAAACTCTTTTTAAGGTAAAATCAAATTATGGCAAATAAAGGTGGCGGAGCAAGCAAGGTTGGTCAGGCTAACAACTACAAGACGCAAAAGTTGTGGGAACGTAACCGTACACGGCGGTTGAAGAAACTGTTGACAACCCAACCCAACAACGAACAAGTATTGAAGGCGTTGGGCAACATTCATTACCGTCGCAAAACTCCTACTACTCCGTTTTGGAGCAAGAGCATGATAGCCCAGGCCCGACTGTTCATGATGTTTTGTGGAAAAGTAGACATGAATATGTTCTCTAAAAACGAGAAACTGAGTGGTCCTGCCTTGTTTACCAGGGGTTCTAGAACAGTGGGTTACCAGACCCCATCAACCAATGAAAAGACCATGTTTAACTTGGGCACACGAGCGCGGTGGGCACAATGACATTGTTTACCTTCTATATCCTGTGTTCAGTTACCACTGCTATTGTAGCAATCTATGAACTATTCTGGCCTGTGATTGCGCAGCTTCGCGTAACACACAGTGAGTTGAATGTTGTTAAGTACTGGAAGATTTCCATTGCATCATTCTTTGTAATGACTGTGTTGGTGGCTCCACTTGTACTGCCTGCGTGTTTGATTCCCTCAAAGGGCGAGCGTTTCCGTAACACACTGGCTGTGAACTTGGAAAACACAAACTAAAAATTTTTCACTCGACACAGCACAGCCTTTCGTATATAATATTGTTTCTTTAACGCAATCAAACCATGAAACTTCAATCATTTGTTTACAAAGACCTAAAGGGTAAGGTGTCTAACCGCCAAGTCTTGGTGGTTCAAGAACCCTCCACCAAGGTGAGCGGTATCGATGTAACTGAGAGTGACGACGAGGCCATCGTCAACTTTGCGTTGGCATATGAATCACTGCGTCAGACTTTTCTAGCTGAGGTCACCGCCCTGCAGAAAACCTATGAACTACAACACCGCTATCGGACCTTCTTTCCTGACAGCATGGAAAGCGTTGTGTTAGAAGAAATTTGATGGTTGTAATTCCTTCGGATCGAAGGCATGTTGGACGTGGGTTCGATTCCCACCACTTCCATAATCTGGGGGAGTGAAAAGGTTTCGACAGCGTGAGATAGTGAAGACGGCAACTCGGCAATGCGACAGCCGTAGGGTTGGGGTTTCTCAATCCGAAACAGCAAAACAATTATCTGCAAACGATAATAACTTTGCTCTAGCAGCCTGAAAAACTAGCTAAGCCAGGGTTTGGCCACATGTCCTTGTTATCAATCATGTGGCATTTTATAAACACACCGCCACTTAATAAATAGATGCGGAGTAGTTCCGAAGACACCTTCCGCGGGTTGGCTGTACAGTGCGCACTGTTGTCACAGGTGTGTTTATAAAATACTAGCACTTCACTGATAAAGAAGACTGGTCAACTGCACTCAATTGGCTAGTGCTTGTATTTGGCGGGCCTGTACACCCCCGAAAGGAACCCGCCTCCGCGCACGACGAAAACAGGATGGGCTGTCGTGCCACTGCCGCTTTAGCTCAGAGGTAGAGCAATCCCCTTGTAAGGGAAAGGTCGAGAGTTCGATTCCCTCAAGCGGCACCAGACTTACAAAATTTTTATATTGAAGTGTGGTCCCCAATGGACTATAATAATGTCAATGAATTCAAAAAGCCGTCGCAAATTCAGAGTTTGGGATAACAAACTGTTATTTCAAACCTATCAACAATCAATCCAAATCAAGGAAAAAATCGAACAACTATGCGGTGACAAACTGAATCCAGAAGACTTGCCACACAGTGCGGTGCCTACAAACACTCTGTACACTGTGTTAGCATGTTATGAAGCAATGTACGACAAGCTCTTAGAAGAAGACCTTCTACAAGCTGGATATTCCCCTAAATCATCTAAATCTTATCACTAAAGGAAAACAATCATGGCATGGACTGACGAACTCAAGCAATCAGTAATCGAAGCATACACCGGTGCTAAACCCACCCCTGAAACCTCTACCGAAATCATCAAAGACATTGCAGAGCAATTTGAGCAGAGCCCAAACGGCGTTCGCATGGTGTTGGTGCAGGCGGGCGTTTATGTAAAAAAGGAAGCGGCAGCCAGTGGTACCGATTCCAAGAAGCCAAGCGGTGGCTCCGAGGGTGGTAAGCGCGTTTCGAAGGAAAGCTCTATTGCCGCACTAAAGGCTGCTATCAAGGCCAAGGGTGCTGAAGTAGACGACGAAGTACTCGACAAGCTGACCGGCAAGGCTGCTGTTTATCTGACAGCTGTTATCTCTGGTTAATCAAAGGGCGGCAATTGCCGCCTTTAGTCGTTTATGGAGGGTTTATGATTGAACTACGCTGGTTGGTATTTGAAGGTGGTCACAAGGTATTGCAGAGTCGTACTCGCTATGTCAAAGAAACCTGGACAGGCGAACACGAGCCACTACGTGAGCAGGTTTGGACTGAATGGGCTGACGTTCCTCAACTAATGGCCGCCATTGTAAACGGCGAAAGAAAGGTAGTTACTCGTGCCCTCTAGAAAAACCAAAAACGGTGAAGACGAAAAGCTGGATTCAGCGAGTCTAGACAAGGTTATTGCACTGTTGGAAGCTGAAAAACCCATCACCAAGAAAGACGCGTGTGGCTTGTTGAACATTGCATACAACACCACTCGATTGGCCTCACTAATCGAGAAGCACAAAGAAAAGAAGGCTCGCGACCGTCAGCGTCGTCAAGAAAAACGTGGCAAGCCGGCCACATCAGACGAGATCAACTATATCATTAGTGGTTATCTGGAAGGTGAAACTATTGACAGTTTGAGCAATTCAATCCACCGCCCAGGCACTTTTGTAAAGCAAGTATTAGACCGACACGAAGTACCGATCCGTAGCCGATCACACGACTACTTCCGTCCCGAACTGATCCCAGAAGGGGCAATGAGAACAAAGTTCGACATGGGCGAAAAGGTCTACAGTGCACGTTACGACAGCATGGCTGTAGTCGAGGGTGAGTTTCCTCACTCAGAGGAGTATGTCTACAGGCTGTGGTTGTTGGGCGAGCGTTGGAATCAGTATTGCTATCAGCCTGCAAGTGAACTGGCTTCACTAAAACACTTGACTGAAATGGGAGTAAAGGTATGACATGGAAGTTTATGAAAAGTTAATCTATGAAAACATGGAGAAGGGCTATCAGTACCGTCTCACAATCAGCGAGTTTCGTGAAGTAGAGTACCTACACCTTCGTAAGTATTTCTTGAGTTATGAGGGCGAGTGGGTAGCCACTAAAGAAGGTGCTGCTATCCCTGCCACAATTCACAATACTTACTCACTCTTAGACGGACTGTTGGAACTGTGCAGCAAAGCAGAAGGTGCTGACAGCATCATCCAACATTTGGAAGACAAAATTTTTGACTTGAAGAGTCAACCCAAACCCACTACAATAGAGTCATGAATAAGCTAACAGAGTTTCTCGACACTGCCAGCCGTCATTACTATGCCGGTACTCCAATCATTTCAGACGAACAGTTTGATCGTTTGAGCGATACCTGCGGCTACAGCAAGGTAGGTGCAGTACAGCACGAAGACGTGCAGGGTCATCTGTACCCCATGTACTCACTACAAAAGTGGTATGAAGATGAGGTTGGTCAGCAGCCTCTAAAAGAGTACTCAGACCTAGTAATGACTCCCAAGCTAGACGGCGCAGCCATTTCTGTCCTATACATTGATGGAGTGTTTGTTCGTGCCTTAACACGAGGGGATGGCAAACATGGCAAAGATATTACCGCCAAAGTTCGCCGACTTGTGCCTAACAGTATCCCGCATGTGGGGGTGGTTCAAATCACTGGCGAAGTGTGTGCTCCGGCCCATGTGGAAAATGCCCGCAACTATGCAGCAGGTGCTTTGAACCTGGGTAGCTTGGAAGAGTTTGCAACTCGCAGTGTAGAGTTCTTTGCCTACCAGTGTACTCCCTATATTAATCCTAAGTACAGTCAAGATTTGAAGGACTTGAAGAGTTGGGGGTTCAACACAGTATTTGAAGACAGCTTACACAAGATTTATCCCACAGACGGTATTGTTTTTCGTGTAAATAACAACGAAATCTTTGAGGGGTTGGGTTACACTGCCAAACATCCTCGCGGTGCGTATGCTAAAAAGACCCGTGGCGAGTGTGTTGAAACTGTGTTGCTAGAAGTGGAGTGGGGTGTATCAAAAACAGGCAAAGTAACCCCCGTGGCTATTTTTGATAGTATAAATATTGATGGAAAAATTATTAATAGAGCCACCCTTAATAATCCGGGATTTATACAGGCATTAGATCTACATATAGGTGATACAATAGCAGTACGTCTAGCAGGAATGATTATTCCTGAAGTTGTACATAAAGTTAGTGCATAAAAATTTCCTACTTGCCATTAATCTGCCTTAATGGTATAATTAAGGCATGTAGGAGGTTCTATGATTATATATAAATGTACAGGTTTAACGACTAAACGAATCTATATAGGCAAAACTGTTAGATCTTTAGAGATAAGAAAATACGAGCATCTAAAAGAGTTGCGTAATAATTACAAAGGCGGACTATGGCAGAAAGACTTTAATCTATACGGAGAACAGGATTTTGTATTTGAATTAGTACAAGAAGTACCTGAGGTTAATAACTTATCCGATATAGAAATAGAGTTAATAACTTCCTTTAATACTCTGGAACCTAACGGGTATAATAAGACTAAGAGTAGCGGTCCGAATTATTCTACAGCAAAACTATCAGAAATATCCGGACATAGCATAGAAACATTAGAAAATATAATGCTATTAGCTATTTCAATTCCTTATAAAAAAGTAGACGAAATTGCAAGAGCCTGTAGTGTTACTGCTAATGTAGTAGCAGATTTATTAAATTGTAAATCTTACACTTGGTTGTCGTCTGTATCACCAAGCCTATACAAAGAAATAGCAACTATTAACAATTCCGCATGTACACGTAGCACATATTTAAAATCGCTAGATCTTATATATGCTATGGACTTATATGTAAATAGTAATCTATCAGATAAAGAAATAGCTACTATTTGTAGTATTACTACTAGTGCTTTAAGAGATTTACTACGTCAAAAAGCATACTTGACACTAAAAGAAGTAAGTCCTGTGCTTTACAACCAAGCAGTAGATAAGTATTTACAAAAAAATTTACAAAGAGTAAAAGAAAAAACCATTATAGATACTTCAACTGATACGTGGTATACTTTCAATACTTGTGCCGAAGGTTCTAGAATGACCGGAATAGATCATAGAAGAATTTCAGAT